ATGCCGATGGCTATATCATCATGCACGATACCGAAACCTATGGCATGGTCGATGAACCACGTTATCCGCATGCGTCAGACAAGGCGATTCAGCAACCTAACAAAACTGGATTAAAACAAGCGATCGCTGATTTTTTGCAAAATGAAAGAAAAACATGGTCAATTTCCTTACAGGTTCCGCATTGTAATGGCCTAACGATATTGAAAAAAGCATCCGTGATACAATAAAATGATGAATCAAATAGGAGAATACCATGGATCCAAACTGGATACAGACGGTTGGATTGCCTACCGCAAGCCTAGTTGCTATCGGATACGGCTTTTGGACCGCGTCGCAATGGATAGCTATGCACCTTGTTTTGCCGTTACGTGATCGACATTTTGAATTCTTGGATTCAATGTCCAAAACACTAAAAACCATAGCCGACACGCAAGAGGCGATGGCCGCTGAAATTGGCGCGATAGCACGCGCCACATTACCGAAAGATCCGCCGTCCAGAGCATGAGGTAATTATGACCGAGGCATGGTGGAAAACAGATCGTACCGATACTCATTGCCTCCGGATGAATATTGAGCACGGTAAAATAACAGACGGTCAAGCACGCAGAGTATTATTGTTATCCGATATCCATTGGGATTCGTCGCATTGTTTGCGTTCGCAATTGAAAAAAGTATTGGATGAGGCGCTGGCTAGCCAATCGCCTGTTTGCCTGTTTGGCGACATTTTTGACGCCATGCAAGGCAAATGGGATCCGCGCGCGTCATCCGATACGTTGCGAGAAGAGCATCGAGGCGGTAACTACCTTGACCTACTGGTCAATACTGCGATTGAATGGTTTAAGCCATACGCCTCAATTCTTGCGATTATGTCGTACGGCAATCACGAAACTAGCGTCAAGAAACGGCATGAAGTTGACCTACTGCAACGATTAGTCGGCGGCTTGCGGTCAGCCGGATCAAATGTCGAATGCGGTCCATATTGGGGATATGTCCTATTCCGCCATCGGTTTTGTGGTAACGATAAAAAAATGGCGCTGACTCGATTACATTACCATCATGGATATGGAGGCGGTGGAGAGGTCACACGCGGGCTAATTGACCATTCCCGCACGCGCGGTATGTATCAAGCCGATGTTTATGTTAGCGGGCATATTCATCGACATAATTCAGATTCAAACGTCATCCATCGATTAACCGAACACGGCAAAGTCGAACAAGCGCACCAGCTATTTTTGCGTTGTTCGGCGTGGAAAGACGAATCGGGCGATGGTTGGCATGTTGAGAAAGGCCGCGCGGCAAGGCCTGCTGGCGGTTGGTGGCTGGAATTTCAAGCCACAAAAACAAAAATGGACAAAAACAACTATAACGTAAATATGCGGGCAACAAGTACCTAGGAGTCTTTTATGCTATTTATTTTGTTATCGTTGTTGGTCCAATCGCCCAAAGTTGAACTACCGGCAACGCTAAATGCGAAGCCTGGCAGATTGATTCAAATTACCGCCAAGACTGAACAGAAGGCGGTAAAATGGTTTTTGGCGTCTTCCGATGCGGATCTGATCGTGATGGAATCGACGAAGAGCGCAATTTTTTCGGCGATGATTCCCGGCGATTATCGACTCATCGCATATACCGCCGCTGGCGACGTTCCTTCTGATCCGTCAATTTGCATCGTGACCGTTGGCAACATTGCACCAGTACCGCCTAACGATCCGCTGGCAGTTGCGCTGGAGAACATATGGGGAGCACTTCAAGAACCTGATTCCAAGACCAGCAAAGCCGCGTTGATCGCAACCTATCGAGATGGTGCCACTTTGGTCGATGATCCAAAGATCGTTGATTTTGGGGCATTTCATGCGGGATTGTTGGCCGCTCGACGCAAAAGATTGGCCGATGACAAATTACTTGCGATTCGTGAACGAATATCCGCCGAATGGCAGACGTTGGGCGATGCGCCAGAAACCTTATTGACCAGCGAGATACGCGCCAAAATCCGTAACATCATGGCTAGGGTTGTTGCGGCATTAGAGAAATTATCATGAGTTATATTCCCGGTTGGATTGATGATCCGGAAGCGGTTGGCGAGGTTGCGATGCTGCAACCTATGCCTATTTTTGGCATGACTCCGGCGGGAGGCGTACCGGAATCCGAATTGCCAGCCGAAGTATTTTTGTGGAAAAACTATGAAAACAAAACCGGCAAAAAATGGCCTAGCCTTAGTCAAGGATCCATTGGATCATGCGTTGGTTTTGGCACGGTTTGCGCGATTGAAGCGACTCTTGCGGCGCAAAGTAATAGGGTTCCGAATTTGGTGCAGGAACAAATATACGGGGGTTCTCGAGTCGAGATTGGTAAAGGCCGCATCAAAAATGGCGATGGATCTGTCGGGGCGTGGGCGGCAGAATGCGCGCGACAATATGGAGTAATCAATCGCGGGATTCATGGTAAATATGATCTAAGCGATTATTCTGTCAAGCTTTGCAAGGAATGGGGTAACACCGGCATACCTGATGATCTTGAGCCAAAATGCCGGGAACATCTTGTCGGCGCAATTACGTTAGTTCGAGACTGGGCGTCAGCGCGCAAGGCATTGGCCAGCGGTTATGGTATTGCGATATGCAGTAATCGAGGTTTTAAATCGGCGCGCGACAAGGACGGTTTTGCGGCCGCTAGTGGCGTGTGGAACCATTGCATGGCATTGATCGGGTATCAAACAAAAAGGCCTGGCGGGTTCATCATGAATTCGTGGGGGCCGGATTATAATAGCGGTCCTATCGGCGCTGGCGATCCGCCTAGCGGCGGCTTTTGGGCTGACGATTCAACGATTGACTATATGCTAAGGCAAGGCGATTCTTGGGCGTTTTCCAATGTTTCCGGTTTTCCTTCACGACTCGACTGGAGAATTTGATATGTTGATTCCTTATCCAACAGAGTTTCCGCGAGAAGCGTTGACGATTGTGCTTGACCTTGTGCGGGGCCAGCCGCTTGACGTGCCCGCTAGCGCGCATGCGTGTTGGTGTGTGGCTGGCTATGCACTCAGCCAGACGTTGGGCGGCGGGCCGGTTATTTCCGGTTCAACCAGCGTATTAGACGATGAGAGCGTGATCAAAATGGCTCTTGATTCGGCCGAGCCTGGTCAGGTTGCGCAAGGACTGTTTCCATGGGGGCTTGTGTTGTCGATCGTTTTGAAATTGTTAGTCAATAAATTCGGATCATAACGTGATCAATTGGGGCGCGTTTTTCCTATCGTCATCGACTCCACGGTCTCCACAATGGGAAACCGTGCGGCGCAGATTTGTTGCCGGGAAAAAATGTGCTGGTTGCGAATCGACAACAACGCTCGAGGCTCACCATATTGTGCCGTTTGATGTTGATCCGGATCTTGAACTAGATCCAAATAACCTGATCTGTTTGTGCCGTGAGTGCCATTTTCAATTAGGTCATTTGCGCAATTGGAGCGCATATAATCCATCGGTAATCGATGACTCGGCGGTGTATTTGCAGCGTTTTCTTGAGTCGAGATTGCGACTCAAGCGAAAAACTTGAAACTGTAAACCGCTATCAATTCACGACTTAGAACAATTTTATAAAAATTGGCAAAATACCTATTGCGTGTTTTGGCGCAATCGTGCATATTACTTTTGTCGCAACGACGCGACACGATGATAAGAAACGACAAGGGGATACGACAATGACGAAGATTGACAAAACTACCGTTGAATTTAAAGCACTGGTTCAACGATACCTTGCTAGTTTTGCTGGCCAAAGTGATTATACAATTTTAAAGCGATGGGAAGCTGCTGCTCATTTTAAAACCGGTTCAATTTTGCACGCCGAAGCAATTTTTGAAGCGTCGTTAACTCATTATCCTGATCGGCACTGGAATCCATTATTTGCTTGGGACAACAGCTAACCCACTGATGAGCCCCGGGGCGCCGGGGCGAAACCCTACGGGGTCTGGGACGCAACTACACGATGATAGGAGATGATGACCATGGCACAGATTATTAATGACATAGCCGCAGTTCTGAACTCACACGGCCAAAATTTTAGCGGCGGCGATGCAATGCACTATGCCGAAGATTGGAACGCGTATGGCTTTTCCGCCGACGAGGTCAGCGCATGGTGCGCTGTTGGTGTTTGGGATGCCGGTTCCGCTAGCGATTGGACCATCGCCAAACTTGCGCCAAAAGATGTAGTAGCGGCCGCAACATTGCTTTTGACCAATCACGAGTCGGCAAATTATGCTGGCCATTGCCCAATCTATTCGACTTGCAATGGCGATACCGATACCAGCGTTATTGTTGACGCGCACCGACTTATAGTCGGCTAACCGATCACGGATGGCGGGGTCGTCCTAATTCCAAACGTATGCCGTAGGCAAAGAGAACCACTACGGCATATGAGCGGATGCGGGGAATGTGAGTATCGACTTCTTTGTGCGGTCCCGCCATCCGCGTTTTTCTTTTATAAGCCGTGATCAATTCACGACTTGTGGCAATTCCACGCAAATACTTAAAATACCACTTGCAATTATTTTTGATAACGTGCATATTGATCTTGTCACAACAACGTGACCGATGAAACGAAACGACAAGGGAATCACGACAATGGCACTTAATCAAATTGAATCAACAACGCTTGCCCAAATCGGTGGCGTACGCGCCATGGTAATGATCGGTGGCACGGTTTTTACGAATCATGGCAAGCCTGGCCAGCTATGGTTCAAGTTTAAGGCGCGCGGATTGAATGGAATTAATTCGGTGAAGATTACCTTGGATGCCAATGATACCTACAACATGGTTTTTAGCCGAATGACGATCAAGGGCGAAAACGTGAAGGTTGATTTATCTGGTGTTTATGCCGATCAGCTTGTTAAAATTATCGAAAAAAATACTGGACTTTATTTAAGTCTATAAGATCTTCTGACCGTCTCCACCACTGCACTCTGTTGATGAGTGCAGGACTGGAGCTGGCCACGACGGCACGCTCGACGACGATAGGAGATGATTATGCCAATACCAGTTACTCTGGCTGACTTGCGCGCCGACGCGCAAATGCAGATCCAGCAAAAACTAGCCGAGGTTTCGCAATCCGCGCGTAGCCTGGCTGATCTGACGAGAGGTCAATATCTCGAGTCTGACGGCGCGCTAATGTATGCGCTCAACACAATCCAAAGAGAACTATCCGACGCGGTAGCGGCCGCAAGGATTCTAGCTTTTCTGCGGTATTGCCGGGAGGAATCCAACAATGATAATCAGGACCAATAAACGCGAATGGAACACGGTATCCAGCGCACCGGCAAAGATTGACATATCGTACGGTCAAGAGCCAAAAAGCTTTTCCGGTCGATCAATGCACCATGTTCAAATAAAAATGCATAACGGGTTTGCGCAACAGCGGCTCATGCAGGTTAATGAGGATTGCTGTTATTTCAGCGATCCGGTTGAGATTGATATCGAAATGTTTGAAACGATGTTCGACCTGATCCGATGCGTCAAGAGAAGGAGTTTAGACAATGCAGAATAATCCAGCCACAGAGTTTCGGCCGACTGATCTTGATCATGAGATACGCGCCGACGATTGCCGACAAACGCGCAAATTGATCAGCGCGCAAAAAGACTTGCAAGACGCGCTGGCGGCATATATCGACGCTGAGACTAAACAGCAATACGTATGGATGCGGGAACGATCCACGATGCGCAACCCGCATTCGGATTGCCGTGCAAAATGCCCGCTTAAAAATCAACTGCGTCGTGACACTATTGATTGCTTGTCTTGCGTCGGTTGTCGCAACCGTGCCAGCAATTTCAGGAACGCCCGGTGCCAAGACTTTGACGAAGCTTTACGCGTTGTGGCGGAAATGCGGGCAATGATCGACCTCGACGGCGAAGCGTTGCGAATTTGGGTTGCATTAAACGGCAACAATTCGCCGAAAACAAAACCAGCGGATCACGACATTAGACTGGATCCGCCAGTGCCTACATTCATGGAGTGATCGGTTATGTTGCGTATAATTATCGTTGGGGCATGTTTGTTGACAGGATGCCAGGCTACGCGGGTAGCCGTCACAATCGCGGCTCCAATGAGCCGTCCAACCGATGGTCAGATTAATTTGACCATCACACGATGAGAGGACATGACATGACGACGGACATACCATTCCGTCCGGGCCTGAGAGTTCATCGCCGAATCGGTGAATCGTTTGTGATTTTTGTGAAAGGCAAAGAGGATTACGTTACCACGTTGACCTTAAAATTCGCATCAGGCGGAAAGGCCGTGGTCGAGATTAACGAAGGCAATGGGCCTGAGATCGAGCATATGCGGATACATGAGGAGATCGTTTTTGGCGATGGCGAAGACGAGTGCGTTATCGTTTTGGATAGTGCCGCTGGATCTCACGCCAGCTTTCGCGCGCTGGCCGGGCCAGCGGTTAGGATTCGGCGCAACGAGGAAACGAGATGATACCAGGCATAACGAAAGGCAAAGCGGGTAAGCCGCCACGCGTGCTAATCTATGGCACGGAAGGTATTGGCAAAAGCACTTTTGCCGCTGGCTGTCCAGAGCCAATATTTATCCCTACGGAGGATGGTATTGGTGAGATTGATTGTGCGCAGTTTCCGCTTGCAATGTCATACGATGACGTTGTTAAAGCACTGAAGCAATTATCCACATTAGATCACGACTACGAAACAGTTGTGATTGATTCGCTTGACTGGCTGGAACGATTGATTTTCGACAAGGTCTGTTCTGAAAACAATGTCGATAACATCGAAAAAGCTGGCGGCGGATACGGTAAAGGCTATATGCTCGCTGTTACGAAATGGCGGGAGTTATTGACAAGTCTTGACGTATTGCGCAACGATCGCAATATGGTCGTAATTTTGCTAGCGCATGCGAAGGTCGAGCGGTTTGAAGATCCGGAGTCAACACCGTACGATAGGTACGCTCCACGGCTCCACAAACACGCTTGCGGCCTTGTATGTGAATGGACCGATGCGGTACTGTTTGCGACTCGACGCATGCGCGTCGAGGTCGATAACGGGGCCGGTTTTGGGCGCACCAGGGCGATCGCTCGCTCAATTGGTGCGGATGGCGGGGCTCGCATTCTCCGAACTGTCGGAGGGCCAGCGTGCCTAGCCAAGAATCGATATGGGGTAACGGCAGATTTGCCGCTATCGTGGAATGATTTTTGTCACGCAATTACGAAAGGATAAGTTATGAATCTTTCAGGTTTTAATGCACGCGATATCGAGCCATCTAAGGGAACCAGCGACGTAATTCCAGCCGGAAAATACGACGTTGTAATCTCAAAAACAGAGACTAAACCGACTAAGTCTGGCAATGGTGAATACCTACAATTGGAATTCACGATTATTCAAGGGCCGCACGCCGATCGAAAGGTATGGTCTAGGCTTAACCTCGACAATCCCAACCCGATTGCGGTATCGATCGCCAAGGCCGAACTAAGCGCAATCTGTCGGGCGGTAGGCGTGTTGACGCCATCGGACTCCAGCGAACTTCAAGATATTCCATTGAATATCGATATCAGGATTGAAAAGCGCGCCGATACCGGCGGCGAAACCAATGTCGTCAAGGGATTTTATCCAGCGGTTCAAGTTGCTGTTCAAAAGCCCGAACTGGTTGATTTTCCGCCGAAAGCACCAGCGGCACCAACTGCACCAATTAAGGGCAAGTGGGGAAAATAACCATCCGTCTTCCGTTGGCCATGGCATTGGATTGATCGTTTCAATTCAATATTTTAGGTGAACCCTGAACTGTCATCCATGGTCAACGGAGTTTTGTTGTGCGGGTACTGGTGGAGACTCAAAACTAATATGAGTCATCGAGGTTCGATTCCTCGAGCTTGCAATGTTTTGATGAGATGAGATGAGAACGAAAGGACTTGATATGAACTATGATCAATTTCTTGAGCGCAAAACTCAAGTCGGATCACTGCACGGTTTTGATCCGGTATGGATGCCAGACAAATTATTTCCGTTTCAAAAAGCACTTGTCGAATGGGCTATCCGCAAGGGCCGCGCGGCTATATTCGCCGATTGTGGCCTAGGCAAGACCGCTATGCAATTGACGTGGGCGGAGAATGTCGCCCGCAAAACTAATGGCCGCGTGTTAATTCTCACGCCGTTGGCCGTGGCATTTCAGACGGTCAGTGAAGGATCTAAATTTGGTATTGATGTCGTGCAGCGTCGCACGGGATTGGTTGCTGGAGATCGAATTGTTGTAGCCAATTATGAACGGCTCCATCATTTCTCGCCGGAAGATTTTCAAGGCGTTGTTTGCGATGAGTCCAGCGTTCTGAAGAATTTCGACGGCGAAACAAGAAAAGCCGTTACCGATTTTATGCGCAAAAGGCCATACCGGTTATTGTGTACCGCTACCGCCGCGCCAAATGATTACATCGAGCTAGGCACGTCAAGCGAAGCTATCGGCGAAATGGGCGCTCAGGATATGATGAATAAGTTTTTCAAGAAAACGGAAGCGACCTCGACCGCTCGACAAGAACATATGGCAGGATTTTTTCGACTAAGGCCGCACGCCGAACATGACTTCTGGCGTTGGGTATGTTCGTGGGCTAGGGCGATGCGCAAGCCATCCGACCTAGGATTCGATGACCGTGGTTATGACCTGCCAGAGCTCAAAATCAACCAGCATACGGTTAAGGCTAACCGTCCGCGTGATGGTTATTTATTTGACTTACCAGCGGTTGGCCTAGCCGAACAGCGTAGCGATCTCAGACGCACCATTGATGAGCGTTGCCAGACTGTTGCGCAATTGGTCAACGCGCACAATCAACCATCGCTTGTGTGGTGCAATCTGAATGAGGAAGGCAAGCGCCTAACCAAATTGATTCCCGGTTCAGTTGAGGTATCTGGTTCGGATGACGAATCACATAAAGAAGAAGCGTTTGCGGGATTCATCAAAAAGAGTATT